CATTCTATTCGACCAGAATGTAAAGACCACATGGACTCGCTTTATCAGTAAGGCAGACCCATTCTTGGCTTCGGTTAAGGGTCGCTTCGGTCTGACAGAATACAAGATTATTCTTGACGAAACGACGACTACACCGGACTTGATTGATAGAAATATCATGTACGCAAAGATTCTTCTCAAGCCTGCAAAGGCTATCGAGTACATCGCGATTGACTTCGTGATTACCGACAGCGGAGCATCTTTTGATGACTAAAGAATAAAATGGTGACGGGGGAGATTTTCTTCTCCCCCCAACTATTTAAACAAGAGGCTACTTCTTAGAGTGTGGCAAAAAGATATTAAAGGGAGAAAATAAAAAATGGCAGGAACATTTTGGTCAGACGCATCACCGGGAGTACGCGACCCGAAAAGACAATTCAGGTGGGTTCTGTATAATGATAACATTCCAATGTATACGCTAAAGAAGGTTGCAAAGCCAAGCTTTACGGTACAGGAGTCAACTCACAAGTACATTAACCACACTTTCTACTACCCCGGTCGGGTAGAGTGGAACACTATCGCTGTGACTCTGGCAGACCCAGTTGACCCAGATGGTGCAGCTACTATGGTTGATATTATTATGACAGGTGGATATTCACCAGCTATTGCTGAGGACCAGCTTAGTACAATGTCCAAGTCCAAGGCTACCAATGCACTCGGACGTGTTGAAATCCAGCAGATTGACTCGGATGGAAACGCAATCGAAACATGGGTTCTTTGGAACGCTTGGATTAAGGATGTGAAGTTTGGCGACCTTGATTATGACGGCGACGACCTTACTGATATCGAGATTGAACTTCGTTACGATTGGGCATATCTTGAGACTGATAAGTCGGGTGCTGGACCTACCGCTGGCAACTCATACTGGAACCCCGGTGGTCCGTGATATAGAATTACGTCCACAGGCTATAAAACTGAAAAAAATATTAACAAGAACTACTTATTGGTGTAAGATGCTAATGCATTTATGCACTCACAAACAAGAAACGAGGTGATTGATGAGTAGAAATGAAGACCGCCTTGGAGGGGGGAGTAAGAATATTAATCCTTCCTCTACGGCAGCAACACAAGCGGGCACCGCAAACGCGGGTTCCGCTTCTTCGCCATCTCCGTTAGAATTTGTCCGACCAACTTCTTTGGTATCTCTCCCATCGGGCGGCAAGTTTTATCCAGAAGGGCACCCCCTTCGCGGAGTAGGTGAAATTGAGGTACGGCACATGACGACTGCCGAGGAAGATATTCTCACAAGTCGTGTTTTGCTGAAGAAGGGTACGGCGATTGATAAATTCTTGGAAAAGATTATTCAAGCCCCTGTTCACCCTAATGACTTGCTTTTGGGCGATAAGTCGGCTCTGATTGTTCAGGCGCGTATTGATGGATATGGTCCTGAGTATACAACTCAGGTTGCTTGTCCTGCTTGTCAGGCACGCTTGACGCACACGTTCGACTTGACTGACTATCAGTTGGTCGAAGGGCATAGCTGCGAAGAGATTGATGATGCCGCTTCAACTGACAGAGATACATTCATTATCTCTCTTGACAATGGATGGGAAGTTGAGGTTCGCGCTCTTAATGGGCACGACGAGAAGCGGATGACCAAGGCGATGAACCAACGTCAGAAAGCAGGGCTTCCTGAGACGGGTATTCAAGAGCAGTTGCGTTCAATGATTGTTTCAATCTCGGGTCATACCGACAAGGGAACAATTAATAAGGCGATTCAGCATATGACTGGGCTTCAGTCACGCAAGATTCGCGAAACGTACAGCAAGATTATTCCCAATATTGACTTGAAGCAGTCAGTAACTTGCCACGAATGTCTTTCGACTTCGGAAATGGAGGTGCCGCTTACCAGCGACTTTTTTTGGCCTAAGTCTTGATTACATGAAGAACGTCTATGAGGTGTTCTTCTTTATGAAATACTTTGGTGGATGGAGCTTCTTTGAGGCTTACAATTTACCAGTTGGCTTGAGAAAGTGGTTTGCGGAACGTCTGGCAGAACAGTTGAAGAAAGAGTCCGATGCAATGGACGGCAAGGGTGGAAAGGGTAGAACCCCAAGCAAGCCTTCAATGCCTTCCAGACCATCAATGTCTAAGCCTTCAATGCCTTCTATGCGAAAACCATAGTCGAATATAAAAAATATTTTAAGACCGGGACTAGTTCTCGGTCTTTTTTATTTTCTGACGCCTACCTAATTTAAGGGAGGAAGGAATGTGCGGCTATCTATTGCATTGTTGGCAAGTTGTCTGGCGGCATGTCCACCAGCCCCCCTTGAGACACACACAGACGATTCAGTCGCGGTAGAAGAACCTTCACCGATTACTTGGGAAGAGTGCAGCGCAGCCTTGGGCGACCACGCTTGCGACTTTACATTTGAAGACCAAGCAGGCAACGAGTGGAGCCTGTATGACCAGTATGGAAGCATTATTGTTTTAGACTTTTCCGTCATGTGGTGTGGTCCTTGTCAATCTGCTGCAAGTCAAGTTGCAGCGCATGTATCAAAATACGCAAATGATGATGTTGTGTGGGTAACCGTCTTGTTGCAAGATTCGACAGGGGCAAGTGTGTCCTTGGAAGACGTACAAAATTGGCAAAGCCTCTATGGAATTCCAGATGAGTCGCCAATTCTTCAAGGAGACAACAGCATCGTTGACTCGACCGGGCAAACAGGCTATCCCGTCATGAGTTATCCGACACTCGTCGTGATTGACCGTGAGATGGTGATGTACCAAGGTTTGCATGGTTGGAGTCAAGAAGTGATTGAGGGATGGATTGATGAATTATTGTTATTAGACGCGGAGGCAGAGAGCGAATAAACTATTAAACTTTGGTTCGATATCATTCATAGTTTTTGGGAGGATACAATGAATGTTAAAGAAAATTTTATGCGGCATTTTGGCTTTAGCCACAGTAACAGGCTGTTCGCCTGATTACGCCATCGTTTATGGTGGCAAGGGAGAAACCGAGACGGTATATGTTTATGAAGAAGTTGAAGTACCAGTTTATATCGAAACAGAGGTTCCAGAAGACCCCGGTCTAATTTGGGTTGATTCATTTGTCCAGCCTTTAAGTGTTGATGGCGTGGATATCCTTTGGGTCATCGACACATCGGGCTCGATGTATAGATACGATGCACAACTAATGGCTGGCATCGAGGCTATGATGAACGCCCTGCCAGAATCAGGCTGGCGGCTCGCCATGATGAGCAACGACCCCACACAGGCATCAATCGAGGCTCAGTTTCCACTTGTGCCGGGTGACGATATTGACGATGCTATTGATATGTATAACGCGATGGGTCGTGGAGGGCGCGAAGAAGGCTTCGATGCTTCTTATGAGTATATCGTCAACAATTCATACGCACAGACTTGGATGAGGCACGATGCAGCCCTGCTCGTTGTAATGGTGTCAGACGAGGAAGAACAGTCCGATGACCACTTCCCCGTGGTGGATGATTATATCACTTGGTACAGCGCCCAGCGTAATGGCTCGGCATTTTTGGCAAGTATTGTAAATGTCCAGCAGGCTGATTCTGTGTGTGCCCACACGCCCAGCCCAATTGATATTGGAGATAGGTACATGGAGGCGACAAGCTGGCTGGGAGGCACTGTTGTCGATATCTGTTCGGAAGACTGGTCACCGGGCGTTACAGACGCTTCTAATCAGTTGGAACCATACGAGTCAATCAAGCTAACCCATGAGCCTATTGAAGAATCCATCCGCGTGTTCATTAATGGGGCACTCTATCACGATTGGCACTATTTATCAACCGACACGACGGTTTACTTTGACGTTATCCCCGATGGCGGTGTGCTGGTTGAGGTGGGGTATCGTTATTACGAGGAAGAAGGTGACACTGGCGACACTGGCTTGGATACAGGGTCATAAGAGGAAATATGCGACGGAGACTAATGACATGCAGGACAGACATTCTAAAAGAAAAAAGTTGGCACAACTGCGTAAGTATCTTGAGCAGCGAGAGGCAAATTTAAAAAAAATCCAAGAAGTTCAACAAAGGCGGGCGATGGCTAAAAGATATATTTGGCGATTGTCCGTTTTTGTCTCGGTTGTGGCAATGATTGCCGCAGTCATATATTTATAAAACATTACTGGGAGGTAAAAATGTTATGGACAAGAAAGAGGAAATGAAAAAATTTATTAGAGAGCAGTTCGGCGCACAATTCCACACTGAGCGGGAGTTGGACGAGTTTGCTCAAAACCTGCTTGAGTCGGCAGAGAAGCAAGAAGCACTGGCAAATGTTGGTCGAGCAAAGGTGTGGAAAAAAGAAGAGATTGAACTGTTGGGGCTTGAAATCACGCCCGTTGACTGGCATAACTTTGGATGAAGGTGCTGGTTTCGCCTGTCAAAATCGCTTACCAAACTATTTATATTATGCTGTGTGCTGCGGCGTAATAAATGGAGTATATTATCATGAATGAGCAAGAACGAGAAAGAGAAGAAATTGTCATTGACCTAGGTGCCGCACGGCGTGGAGAGTTGAACGAAATTTTCTTTCGGGCGTTCGGGTGGGGAGTGAAAAAGTTGCTCGGGATGATGTTCGGCAGTAACGCCGCAATCCCAGTTAAGATTAGGGGAAACCCGCAGGAGATTGCTTCGTTTTCACAAGCAATTGGTAAAGAGAAAAGGTACATGAAAAGTGCTGCCAAATACGGACTCAACAATCCCAAAACTTATAAAGATAAATATGCTCTCAGGAAAGCCGCAGCCAATTTTGAAAAGAAGACAGGCATCAAGTGGCCATTCAAGGGTTAATTGACAGCCAATAACGGAGAACCATTTGAATGGCAGGTGACGGACCAAGCGTAAGCCCAGAACAATTAGCGATGATGGACCAGCTTAATCAGAAGCTGGCAAATGCAGAAATCACCGCAGCCGAATACGCCGAAGCTATCAAGCAGGCGGGGCTTGAGACTGCCCATGCAGTAACTCAACTGGACAAGATGATAGCGAAGTTCCAGACGCTTTTGGGCAATGCTCAAGACTTGGGTTTAGCTCTCAGCGATGTACAGGTACTTCAAGATAGTCTTAATAGTGCCCAATCTGAACAAAATGGCTTGATGGATGGCACAGTATCTAGAGCCGACCTTATCAGGCAAAGGGCAGCAGAGAGCAAGAACGCCAGTGATGAATTAACTGACGCCCAAAAAGCCCTCAATGACGAATTACAAAACGCCAATGTTTGGGGTGCAGATTTCTTAATGAAATTAGCCCAAGGCAAGGGTCCGATGGAAGCTCTCATCGGAAAAGCAGCCACGCTCGGCGGCGCATTAGAAACTATTGGCGCTGGGGCGCTTGAAGCCATGCGGGATGCGTTTATCCTAAACATTGGCGCAGCCGACAACATGCAGGCTTCGTTCAATAAAATGTCTGGTCAAGCGGGTGCGATGAATGATACTATCTTGACTGCCCACCGAGGCGTCGGCTCGCTCGGTGTCGGAATGGAAGAAGCCGGTGCTGCTGCCACTGCACTATATCAAGATTTTAACCAGTTCTCTAGTGCATCTTCTTCGTTACAGACAGAGATGATTCAAACCACAGCTTCCTTGGAAAACTTGGGCATATCTTCTGCCACTACAGCAGGTAATATTGCTCTGGCAACAAATGCATTTGGAATGACTGCACAAGAAGCAACGGCACTTCAAGATGATTTAGCAAAGACTGCTATGGCTATTGGTATGCCACCGGCAACGCTTGCAGCCGAATTCGCAAAGGCGGCTCCGCAGCTTTCTGTATACGGTCAGAAAGGTATTGAAGTGTTCAAGAACATGGCAGCAGCATCTAAAGGCTTGGGAATCGAGATGGGAACTCTTCTCAACCTGACCGGACAGTTTGACACGTTTGAGGGCGCAGCATCAGCAGCAGGTAATTTGAACTCCATTCTTGGGGGCGACTTGCTTAACTCAATGGACATGCTTAACGCCACCGAGGACGAGAGAATTAGAATGATTCTTCAGTCTGTTGATGCGTCAGGAAAATCATGGGCGTCGATGGGTAAGTTTGAAAAGATGGCAGTTGCTAATGCGGCTGGTATTACAGACATGGCTGAGGCAAATAAATTATTCGGCGGTGGGCTCAAGGGCTACGACGATGCCCAGAAGAAAATGGCAGAGAACGCTAAGACCGAAGCTGAGTTGGCAGAAGCAAAAGCCGCAGCAGTCAGCATGGCAGACAAGATGAAGCTTATCATGCAGCAGCTTGCTGTGGCGCTTCAACCAGTGATTAATTTTGTACACTTTCTACTCAACGGGGTTTTAAGGTTGAACGATGCCTTTGGTGGTATGTTGCTTCCGGTTCTGGCTGGTGGAATCGCTGTGATTTACGCAATAGCTAAGGCGTATCAATTTATGCTCTTCTACAAAAAGCTCACGAATGACGAGACGATAAAAGGGCTTATGAACGGCACAAAAGAAGTGGCTGCATCAGGTGCGAGTGCCGCTGCTAAAGGAGTAGAAGGCGCAGCGTGTGGTGCATTAGCAACATGCAAGAAAGTTGAAAAAGCAGCCACGGACGCAAGCACTCGTTCCACAAATATGGGCGTCTTGTCACACATTCGCGCAGGTGCTGTCAAAGCAGCCAACACTGTTAAGACTTGGGCGCTTATCGCCGCAGAAAAAGCAGCCGCCGCAGCTAAGTGGCTTGTGGCAAAAGCGACTTTGTTCTTATCGGGCGTCTTCGGCGGTCAAGCGACCGCGCAGGGGATGGTATCCGCGACAGCACAGCCTGCTGCTATGGGCACTGCCAAGATGGGTGCAGCCTCCGCTGGAGCAGCAGGACCGGTTCTTGCCCTCGGCATCGGAATTGGGCTGCTCGCTCTTGGATTTGGCTTGTTCGCGATTGCCGTCGCTTGGGTTGTGTCGTCTTTTGTTAAATTGATTGGACTGTTCATGCAGTCGCCCGCAGCAATCGGACCAATGATTGTTGGGCTGGTTCTTCTTTCTTATGCTATTGCTCTTATGACTACTGTCTTTGCCGCACTCGCCCCAATCGCCCCAGTCGCAGCCGCTGCGATGATTACACTTGGCGTGGGTATGCTGGCTCTCTCTGTCCCATTAATGCTGGTATCTGTCGGCATGGCAATGATGGGCAAGGCTCTTCAATTGATGAACCCCGCAGTGATGTTGCAAGTGGCGATGACTTTGCCGATTTTTGCATGGGCTATTTTAGCCTCAGTCGTTCCGATGGGTATCGCTGCAAGCGTCTTTGCTCCTGCCGCTATCGCAGTTGGCATCGGATTGGCAGCTATTGGTCTTGGGCTGATGGTTATCGCACCGAATGTTGTCCAGATGGTTCCAGTCGCAACTGGGCTGATGGCACTGGGCTGGGGTCTGTTGGCTGCTGTTGTTCCAATGGCGATGGCAGCAGTACCGTTTGCTTGGGCAGCAGTGGCTCTGGGAATCGGATTGGCAGCTATTGGCTTGGGGATGATACTGATTTCACCCTATGTGACCCAGATGATACCTGTTGCCACTGGCTTGATGGCTCTCGGATGGGGGCTTCTTGTGGCAACTATTCCGCTGGCAGCAGCAGCGACCTCGTTCGTCCCGGCAGCAGTGCTGGTGGCTGTCGGTCTGGCAGCTATCGGTCTTGGACTGATATTGCTTGCACCGCACACCACGTTGATGGCGACCATCGGACTTAATTTATTCTTAATGGCTATTGGGCTTTACTTTGCCGCGCCATTCTTGCTCGCTGGGGGTATTCTGCTCTCTGCGGCAGCTATCCCATTCTTGTGGGGTGCAACAATGGTTGGAATCGGGCTATGGTTCCTTGGTACGGGAGTCCAACAATTTAGTGGGCTCATTCCGACGATGCTCGGTGTGTCTTTGGCAATCATTCCTTTTGCTATCGCGATGTTGATAGCCGCACCAATACTTTTCTCAGCGGGACTCTGGATGATTATCGCGGGTATTCCGTTCTTGATTGGTGCGTGGATGATAGGAACCGGAATCGGCTTCCTTGCTAAGAGCGCAGAACACTTCCCGGCTTTGTTGACACTTCCGCTTGTCGCGGCAGCATTGATTGTTGCGGCACCACTCTTGTTCTGGGCTGGTATTTATTTCTTGATTGCTGGTGGTCCGTTCTTGGCTGGTGCGCTGATGATTGGGATTGGTATGTGGGCACTGTCTTGGGCAGCACCACAATTCCCCAACATGTTGCTGTTCCCTGAAGTGGCATTCGCATTGATGTTGGCAGCACCGATGCTGTACTGGGCAGGTATAGCCATGCTTATGGCTGGACCGAGCTTCATTATTGGTGCGGTTTTGATTGCCTTTGGTATGGCTATATTGAATGCACCGTTGATGCAGTTTGCTCAAGCAATCGCACTGATGGGTCCGTTCATCCCAGCGTTGCCAGCTTTGGCGTTGGGCTTGATTATGTTGGGCTTTGCTTTGCCGATTTTTGGATTCGGATTGCTGATGCTTGGTATCGTTGCGTCACTTCCGTTCTTCTCTACAGGGCTTGATGTTCTCACTGAAGCACTTTATGTTTTCGCGGATGCCATGTCGGGAATTCCAACTGAGAAAGCTGTGGCACTTGGTCAGATTTTCCAAGGATTAGGTGGGCTGACCGATATGGATGGTGTCGGCGCTGCGCTGTTTGACTTCTCTTGGGGTGTTATGTTCTTGGGTTATGCACTGGGCTTCATGCCAGACGGTGCAACTTTGAACCTAATGGCTGAAGGGCTGAAGATGTTTGCAGAAACAGGTGCGAAGCACGTTCTGCCCGTCTCTATTGCCCTTTATGCAGCGGCACCTTACTTGCTTGCAGCAGCGTTCTTGTTGGCTCCTGCGGCGTTCTGGCTGATGATAGCTGGACCACCGCTCGCAGCCGCAATGTTCTGGATTGCGATGGCGTTTGGCTTCTTTGGTGACGGTCCCGCTAAGGCTGGGTTGAAAGAAGTTGGCAAGTCATTCTTGCCTGCTGCAATAGGTCTATTCCTTGGCGCACCAATGTTGTTCTTCGCAACTATTTGGTTGTGGTTCGCAGCACCATTCTTCTTTATTGCAGCCTTCTTTATTGCGATGGGAATGGCGGTGCTGAACGAGCCATTGAGAGAATTTGCAATCACAATGCTGATGATGGCACCGATAGCCGCGATGTTACCAGCAATTGCATATGGGTTGTGGCTATTAGGCACGGCTCTACCCACTCTGGGTTGGGGATTGTTCTGGCTTGGATTCTTTGCTTCGATGCCATTCTTCCAGACAGGTTTGAGTGTTCTGTCGGATGCACTGTATGTGTTTGCCGATGCCATGTCTACGATTCCGACAGAGAAGGCGGTTGCTCTTGGGCAGATTTTCCAAGGACTCGCAGCGATGACGGATATGGAAGCGATGGCAGATGGGCTTTACAGTGTTGCTGGTGCTATCTGGTTCCTGTCGTGGATTATGGGAACAATCCCAGAAGAAACGCTAATGAAGATGAAGATGGTATTCGATTACGCGCTCGACCCATTGAACAACTTGGCTGCAAACATGACGCCAGAGGTTGTCACGAATGCCGCTGGGCTTGTAAGTGAGGCAGAGCGTTATGGAACCGTTCAGGCTACAATGAAGAGCTTTGATGAGGATGCATTCGCACAAGCCGTCGTGGGTGCTGCCAAGGCTGCTGGTGGTGGTGAAGGTAGTGGTGAGAAAGGCGCAGGCGGCGGCGAAGGCGGCGGCGGCAAGGGTCATGATGTGGTGTTGGTCCTTAACGAGCGCGAATTTGGTCGAGCAATTGAAGTTTATATGAATAAGAGAATTCCTTTGGGAGTCTCCTAATTAACAGCGGAGGGAGAATAAAATGGCAACAGATTACGGCTGGTCCGATGGCATCTTTGATAGTGGCATGGCTGGTGACAACACTGACATGCTGGCAAACCAGAAGGGTCTGATTGTCGATATTTTTCACATCCCTTCAAAAAAGAGCGTTCAGTTTAAGGCATTTGTTACATCATATGAGGACAAGTTTGCATCAGAATTTAACACAGAAGATGTATATGGTCGCATGGACCCCATTCAGACGTTCAAGGCAACCAAGAGAAATATTTCTTTAGGCTGGGAGGTTGTTTCGGCATCAATAAAAGAGGCAAAAGAAAATTTGGCAAGATGCACAACTTTGTTTCAGATGCTGTATCCATCTTATGCCGCTACTGGTGCGACGGATGCTGGAGGCACCGGGACAGCGAGTACGATTACGGGTGGTCCCATTTTTAGGCTAAAGTTTGTTAACCTTATCCAAGATGTGTCGGTTGAGCTTTCCGAAGGCGCGATTGCAACCGCAGAAACGGCAGGGCTGGTTGGAACCATCAGTGGTTTTAATTATTCGCCGGATTTTGATTCGGGCTTTTTTGATGAAGGGGTCGGGACATTATATCCACAGACAATTGAATTGTCGATGGAGTATACAGTGAATCATACTCACGAATTAGGCTGGAAAGCCGAGGGGGATGAGTCGGCTAACCGAGAAGATGCCTTCCCTTATAGTCACGGCGAGGCAGACGAGGGAGAAAGCGGATTTCCTTGGGGTATCGGTGATGAAGACGAAGCCGAAGCCGATGGCGCAGATACAACAAGTTGGCCTATTTAGGAGATAAAAAATGGCAGGTAGTAGATATGACAGTAAAAGACCAAAGGTCAATGAAACCGATACTTATGAAGAGCTTCGGGAAGAGCGTGGTGTATCTAAGATTACTCAATATCAGTCGGCTAATTTGACTCACCCCACGATTGAACAGCGGCGACAGCTTGAGAGAATTGGGCATGTGTGGTCCGTTGGCGATAGATTTTATAAATTGGCACACGCTCATTATGGTAATCCCCGATATTGGTGGGTGATTGCTTGGTATAACAAAAAGCCTACAGAGTCACATCTGAAGATAGGCGATATTATTA